TGGAAATATTCGGAAAACATATATTTGGAAATGATGCAAACGAATTTAGAGCATTACCAGTTATAAAGCAATATGAATGGATTAAGAAATACACTAAGCAAAAAGATGAAGATTTGATAAATGAATTTCTTTCAAACATTCCAGAAAATAACGATAAAAATTGTATTGATTGTGGGAACAATATCACCAAAGGAATATCAGAAAAGGTTAATGTCAGTAATGAAAATAACGACATTGAGGGAATTAGTATCGGAGTTAGTACTAAAAGACGAAAGTACAATAAAAAATCTAAAGGAACAGGATTTTAAAGAAGGTGATATTTTCGGAACGGGAGAAACTGCAACTTATAGAAGTAGAAACTATTCTATTTTTAAAAGCCGTTTAAATCCAAGTGCTGGTGGTAAAGTCGATTTAATAGTAACTGGTGATTTCGTTGATGCTATGTACTTATTAAAGCCTAAACAAGGGCGTTATATGTTTGGTAATACAGACAAGAAACGAAATATATTAAAAGAAATGTACGGAGATAATATTTTTGGATTAAATCAAAAAGTATTTGAAAAATATCAAAAGGAAATATTAGCACCGAGATTAAGAACGTCAATTAAGAAATTTGCTAAAATAAGTTAGGTTATGGATAAAATACCACAATATCAAATTATGTTAAATTCGTTGAAATCAATGAAAGAGGAATACGAAATATTACCTACTAAATTTTTATTAGGTAAAATAAAATTAGTAGAATCTAAAATTAAAGCAATAGATAAAGCATTATCAAGAACAACCGAAGGAGGTGGAAATTATAAATCATACAATGCCAAAGTATAACTCAATAGAAACCATTCCAGCGAAAGTTTTTTTTAAGATTTTAGAAAGTAAAGATTTTCAGCTTTTGCGTCCTAAACCAAGCGAATCGGATTTAGAAAAAGTATTTATTTCTATTTATGATGAGTTTTTTATTAAGTCAGATAATCCTGAGAGCAAAGAATATTTACAAGTAACAACGGAAATTGCTCAATTAGATTATAAAATTAAATCATTAAAACAAGCATTACATTTTTATTTCTATACTCAAACGACAAAAGAAATGAGAATGGAATTTATAGAATCGGTACAATTTGGTTATGGTATTACAATTGATCCTAACGCAAACTTTATTGATGAAGTTCAAAGAGTATTGACGCAAGAAATTGGATACTTAGAAAACGATTTAACATTTGCAACCAATCGTTATTCAGAAATGATAAAAGTAAGTTCTAAAAAGGCATTAGATTACGAAGAGAATATTGTTAATTTAGAAAACGTTTTAACAAGGAATATCAACGATGGTATTATGTTAGATAAATACATAGCTTATTCAAAGAGCGCAAAGAGAATAGTAGAACAGCAAAAAAGTAAAAAATAATGATAGGAATATATAAAATAACCAATCCTGCAGGACAGATTTACGTAGGACAAAGTAAAAATATTAAAAATAGATTTGCTACTCATAAATATAACTATACTCACAAAGTAAAACAATGGGGGAAAATATACGATAGCTTTAATTTATATGGATTTGAAAACCATATTTTTGAAGTTATTGAGGAATGTAATGTTGATTTATTAGAAGAAAGAGAAAGGTTTTGGCAATTAAAATTAAATTGTCTTGAGAATGGTTTAAATTCTATAATAATTAAAGGCTTAAATAGTAAATCTATCTATAGTGATTTGGTTAGACAAAATATGTCTAAAAGCGCAAAAGCAAAAGTTTTCACTGAATCTCATAGAAAGTCTATGTCTAAAAATAGAAAAGGAGTAGGAAACCCAAATTCAAAAGTAATTTTAGATTTGAATACTGGAGTTTTTTACGAAACTATGAATGAATTAAAAAATTTGTATAAATTTTCTCATTCGTCTATTAGTTCAAAATTAAACAATAGAGTTAAAAATAATACTAATTTTATATTCGTATAATAATGGCAGATTCTAATTTTCTTGACGTATTAAGTCCAAGCGCATTAGCAAACTTACAAAAAGCCAACACTGAGCTAACAACGATGATACGTAATGTAGCTACTTTAACTGGTTCAATGAATGGTTTAACTATTCCAAGTAATAACGATGCACAAGTACGACAATTAAACGCTGATTTACTTGCTCAACAACAAATTATAAAAGATTTACAAAAGCAAATCACTTCATTAGCTAATGCACGTACTCAAAACAATACACGTACATCCGAAGAGATTGTAAATCAAAGAACTTTAGCACAAAATGCAGATAGACAAACAAGGGCCACAAGTGCTTTAGTAGGTGCTTATGCAAATCTTAACGCACAACATCAAATAGCTTCAACAAGGTTACAAAACTTAATTGTAAGAGGTCGCCAAGCAACACAAACACAAAGTCAATACAATAGAGAATTAAGAACGGCTCAACGTGATTTTGATGTATTAAATAGACGTGTTTTAAGTGCTGACCAAGCAGTAGGACGTTTTAACAGAAATGTTGGTAACTATCCACGTCAGGCAGTTATGGGTATTAAGGATTTAATAGGTGCATTTGGTATCGCTGGAGGTGTTACATTATTTGCAACCGTTGTAAAAGATATCTTTCAACCTACAAAAGAATTACAATCTTTAGACAATGCATTAAAACAAGTTACAGACACTCAAGAGAATTTTATACAACAACAACAATTTTTAACTCGAATTTCTGAGGCTTATGGTGCTGAAATTCAAGGATTGACAAAACAATTTACTCAGTTTTATGTAAGCGCAAAGGATAAAATAAGCGGTACGGAAATACAAAATATTTTTGAAAGTATTACTAAAGCTGGTGCGTCAATGGGATTGTCTGTTGAGTCGCAAGAAAGAGCATTTTTAGCATTAAATCAAATGATGTCTAAAGGTGTTGTTTCTGCTGAGGAATTAAGAGGACAATTAGGGGAAGCGTTGCCAGGCGCATTTGGAATTATGGCTAAGGCAGTTGGAGTTACTGAAAAAGAACTTGGTAAAATGCTTAAATCAGGAGAATTATTAGCATCTGATGTATTACCAAAATTTGCCAAACAACTTGAAATAACTTACGGAATTGAAAACGTTACAAGAATTGATACTTTAGCAGCATCAACAAATAGATTTACTAATACTTGGACTGAGTTTGTTAGAAACTTAAATGATAGTCCTACAAGTGGTATTGGTAACTTTTTTAATGTAATTGTAACTGGTGCAACTTGGGCACTAGGTAAATTGACTAACTTGATGTCGTCTTTGGATGAATTAAGAGCTAAAGGGATGAAACAAGGCACAATTGCTGGAACAACTTCTTTTAATGAGCAATTTAAAGTAGATTTTAAACCATTATCTGCTGATGAAAAGAAAAAAATACAAGATAGAGTAGCGGAAATAAACAAAGAAATATTAACGGCTACCAATCAAGAACAAGCAAAATTAAGAGGTGAACAACAGAATTTATTGTCACAACTTTATAGCGCAGACCCTAAAAAGATTAAATCAACAATTGCTAAGGTTGCGTCTGATACTTATAGAGAATATGCAATTGAATATAATGCATTGGCTAAAAAAACAAGAGATTTAGCCAATAAAGCTGGTTTAAAAGGCGATGATTTAAACTTCTTTATTGATAGAGGCGTTGACCCAGCAAGAAAAACAGAATTAAAAGAATTGATGGCTAAAGAATTGGAAGTTTACCGATTAGCTACTAAAAACGATGAGGTTACAATTAAAAGTAAAACTGAAATAGTTAAATTAACTAAAGACCAAATTTCAGAATTAGAACGTTTAAAAAAGTTAGAAGAAGAACGTTTAAAAAACATTTACGAAAGAGAATTATCAGATTTAGAACGCAAAAAAGATATTTCACAATCTAATTTTGAAGATGAAAAACAATATGCTGAGAAAAGAATACAATTAAGTGAAGATATAGCGTTATATGAGAATTTAATTGCTTTACGTAGGTTTGAAGAAAACGTTAAACTTCATAAAGATAGTTTAGATTTACAAAAAATCGATGCAAATAATTATCAGACTGAACAAGAAGCTATTGTAAAAAGAAGTGAAGATAGAATTTTAAAAATACGAAAAGATAACTTTGATGCATTTACTGAGTATAGACAAAAATATGGTAAACCAGCAGACGAGGAAACTTTTGGTGTAGGAGTTACTTTTTTACCTACTGATGAACTTGATAAAATGATTGAGGGATATGCGGAACTTAATAAAAAGAAAAGTGAAAGCAAAAAACTAACAGAAGATGAAAAAAAGGCAATCGATGATTTTCTTTTATCATTTACAGAAGGCTTCTTTGGTGATGCTGGGCTACCTACATTGTTCAAAGTTCTTAATGATGAGATTGAAGGTTTTGGGGATAATTGGAAGGTTACATTTAATGCAATTGCAGAAATAGCGCAAGAAGCATTTAATTTTATTTCTGAGGCTTCAAACGCTAATTTTCAAAATGAATATGATAACCTTGAAAAACAAAAAAATGTAGCTTTGTTGTTTGCTGGTGATAGCGCAAGTGCAAAAGAGGAAATTGAACGTCAAGCAGAACAAAAACGAAAAGAAATAGCAAGACGTGAGTTTCAAGCACAAAAGGCACAAGCATTATTTAATATTGCGATTAATACAGCTCAAGCTATTGTTGGTGCATTGGCTACGTTGCCAAGTCCAAGCGCAGTTCCTTTATCTATTGCGGTTGGTGCTATTGGTGCGGTTCAATTAGGACTTGTTGCAAGTCGTCAAATTCCTGAGTTTTGGAAGGGTACTGATAACGCTCCTGAGGGTTTTGCATTAACGCAAGAAAGAGGACGTGAAATTATTACCGATAAACACGGAAATATAAAAAGTACTGGTAGCGATAAAGGCGCACAATTAACATATTTGAACAAAGGAGACAAAGTATTAAATAATGATAAAACAATGGATTTCTTAATGTTTAATTCTGATTTGAATAATATATTAAGTAATAACGGAATTAATTCACCAATTGTAAACGTGCAAGGTAATACAACAGATTTAACACCAGTTGTTAATGCGATTAATAATAAGGAATCATTCCAATTGCAAATAGATGAAAACGGATTTAAAAAATCAATAAGAAATGGTCACTCAATGAAAGAATTAATACAACGTAGAACTGGTTTTAAAGGATTTGGTGTCTAATATTAATAATTATGTATAAACATTATTTAAAATTTATTTCTTTAGATAGAGAAGACTTATATCAAATATCTGAACCGATTGGTTTCGATGGTGCTACTTTTGTACTAGAGCAAGAGCCTAAAAGATACGGAAGGGATTATCAGTTTGGAGCAATTAGTAAACTTACTTTTATAAATGCTTATACAGAACTTGCGGACAACATCCAAATCATTGACCCTTTAGGAAATACTTCTAATCGGTTAAATTTCGGTTTAGAATGGTTATTGTACATTTATAAAAAGTTTGGATTTGAATCTAAAGTAGAATACATCCTTGAAAAAGATGGTGTATTTTTTAGTAATGGAATGTTAGACTTCACTGAAAAAGGGTTAACAGATGGTTATACGTATTTTAATTGCAAGTTAATACAAAACCAAGTTGTAGCAGATGTTAAGCGTAGGTTTGACGACACTTTTAACGCATTTTCTACCAAGAACGCAAAAGAAGAGGATATTACACCAATGCCAACTTTTAACTATCTTAAACGTGCAGTTCCAATATTCCAACTTAGTAAATGGAAATACGGATTACCAACGCCTAAGGATTTCCTTTTAGAAAGTTCAAGCAGTTTCAACTTTGCTAATGCGGTTGAGGAATTTGGAATAGATAACACTTTATCATACATTCAAGGTGCTGGTAACTCTGATATTTTTAGATACGTAAGAGCATTAAATGATTTATCACAAGTAAAAATTAGAATTACTAATTTAGATTTAAAATTCCTTCCGTTTATTAATGAAGGCGATGTTACTTTATCTATAAAAGTTGGCCAAGATATTGACACGGCTACGTCTTACGATGTGCAAACTATTGATTTGGCAGATGGACAATTTAATAGTTCTTTTAGTTTAGATTTAGACTTTATACAACGAACAGATTACATTTGGATTTATTTCAGAGTTGAAGGCGGTTCTGTTACAATGCGATTTACTTCAATGGATATTGAAATCAGTGCAATTTCTACGGCGATTGACCAAGTTATTAAAGCATCTCGTTGGATTGATTTAATTAAACAAAGTTCTAAATTCACAAGTAATTTACCTATTAACGCACCTTTATTTGAAAATGGTGGAACGCATTATAAGAATGTAGTTTTTAATCGCGGTATGGTTTCTCAAAAAACAGAAACTTTCAACGCCACGACTAAAGATGTTTTCAATAGTGTAAGCGAGGTTAATTGTGATTATGAAATTAGCGATACCGATATTCAATTTAAACAACAAGAGGAGTTTTATCAAAATCAAGAAATTGCAGTTTTACAGATTTTACCTGATTACGATGCAACGCAAGAGTTTAACGATAAAAATATGATTAATAAGTTTCGTTATGGTTATGATACTTATGAGCAAGATAGAACAAGCGTTGATACTGACCAATCTTTTCATACTGATAGCGAGTGGCGTTTTCAAAATGAGCAAGTAGAGAATTTTAAAGAGATTAAAAATAAGTTTGTGCGTGACCCTTTGGCGACGCAAAAAATGGTTAATATTGAGATTGACCAACCAAGCACATCAACAGACCAAGACGACAAAATCTATATTGAAAACTATATAGAACTTGCGCCTAATTCATTTGGAACTGTTGGAAGTAGATATTATTAAGAGCGTCAGAAGGGCAATTAGAAATTTTAAACCAAACTCAAGATGCTACTAATACGGTTTTTAAATGGACTACTTTAGGTTTTGGAGTTGGTTCGATTGTTACGGTTACATACAATGGAAATACAAGCGATTGGAATGTAGTATCTTTAAATACTACAGTATTAACTTTAACGCCAGTAATCGGTACAATTGCAGATTTTGAAGATGAAACTTTTGTAGTGATTAAATATTTTTATACGGATGTAGCATACCAAACACGAACTAATCAAGGATTTACATTGATTGAAGGTTTAAGTAATGCTAATTTAATGCCAAATTTAGCTTATAGTATTAAACGTAATATGAAATATTTTTATAGTTATTTCGCTACGTGTTTGATGTATTCTAAAAAGAACATAATCAATGCATATTTTAAAAGTAATGGAAATTTAACAACTCAATTAGTAGGAGAAAGTGAACCATTAACAGAAAATGCACCAATATTATATTCAAGTTTACCAACGCCAAATGTAAACGCGACAATACATAATTTAAAGTTAATAGCAAGTTTTGAAGATATTTATAACTATTTAAACACTTATAAAACTATAAAAGGTTTTGTTAGATGTTATGATTATAACGGAAAAGTTATTCGTTTATACCCAACTAAATTAGAACATACGTGGATTAGTAATGAGCTTGAAATAGTAGCAGAAGAGCAATTTAGTACAGAATATTTGACTATTGATGGCACTTTAGGTAATCTTTTTGTTAACGATGCGCCTTATAATTTAAGCGGAATTGAAAACTGGTGGAAATTTGAGAATAATTTTATACAACTATTTGATGAAAAAAGCCGACCTTTGTCAACAAAATACGAATTTAATTTTGTAGTTTTGAATGGCGTTACTTACGGAACTAAAAATGAATTAATTAACGCATTACTTTTACTAAATGAATAGAGATTTATCCTTTATAAAGTTTTATACTGACTTTGCACAAGCGAAGCAGAACGAGAACCCACCTATTTCAAAGTTAAATTATCAAGGTTTTATTCAACAAAGAATTGATGAAACATTTTTACAAATAACAAATAGCAATACGCCTATTGTTTTTGTTGGCGGATATACTGCTGAATTAATTGATGGGTGCGGTAACGTAAAAAGAAACATTACAAGCCAATTTTATTTTGATGGTTTTATTGATAGCAACGGAATAAATCAAATTGAGTTTGAATTTGGTATGATAGGTCAAGACTTTTACGGATTGCCTTTACATATTAAATTAACTGACACTACTAATCAAAATATTTGGTATAGTAATTCATTTTTAGTTACAAATCAAAATAGCAATATTTCAAGCCGTTTTGATTATTATAATGAACTTGATTTACGTAAAAGAAGTATTAGAATAGCAAATTGCTATGACCATTCACCACAAAACGAACTTAGTTCAAAACAATACACAACTTCTTACGGAAACCGAGTAAATTACAAAAACATAACTACTTATTTACGAAAGTACTTAGTTGATAGTTTGGATTTCTTTACTAATGACCGATTACCTGAGTTATTCAATTATAACAACTTATTTATCAATGGTCAAAGAGTAAGTATTTCGGATTTAAAAAACGATGAGCGTATAGTAGATAGTAATTTACTAAAAGCTGAATTTGTAGTTAATCCGCAAAATGATTATTACGATTGGCAGTTTCAAATTTACGAAGGTTTAAACGTTGTTGATAAATACCCAGTTCACAACAATATTTATAGTTTAACAACACTTTCAACAACTTTTAACTTACTTTTCAATAAGAATATATCAGTTTTAAGCGGTTTATTAGTTGGATTGTATAAAGATAGCGTTTTAGTGGCAACACCGACAATTACACCTTTTTTAAATAATATTGATTTCGATTTTAGCGATTATACATTTACAAACGGAAATTATAGTATATTTGTAG